GCCCTCGGATGAGACGGCGCTCGGCAGCGGGACGCTGAAGTCGTACACGTCGCCGGCGGTGTGCCCGGAAGGGACGAGCGACACCCAGCCCTGCGCCGAGCTGTTCCAGGTGAGCTGCGCCTGCATGGCGGTCGGCCTGGACCCGCCGCCTGCCAGGCGCCGGTGACGTCGACCCTGGACCTGCCCGTCGCCGGGCCGGTATCCCCGCTGCTGGCCCGGCCGGGCCTGAAACTCCCGACGTACGCGTCGATCCCCGACTTCGACGACACGCTCGGCGATGAGGCCGGCGGGTTCGCCGCGGACATCGGGATGCCGCCGGACCCGCAGGAACAACTGGCGCTCGACGTGATCTTCGCGCGGGCCCCGGCCGAGTTGCGGCGCCGCGCCGGCGGGAAGCCGTCCGCCGCGTATGAGACCGGTGTCGTGGTGTGCCGCCAGAACCTGAAGACCGCGACGTTCGAGATGGCCGCGCTGTCGTGGCTGTACTTGTTCAACGAACCGCTGGTGGTGTGGTCGGCGCACGAGTACGCCACCAGCCAGGAAGCCCTGTTCCACATGGAAGGGCTGATCCTCAACTCGGACATGCTCCGGCCGAAAACGGCGCGGATCATCCACGCGAACGGGTCGGAGTGCATCGAGACCGTCTGGGGTTCCCGGATGATCTTCAAGACCCGCACCAAGACCGGCGGCCGTGGCCTGTCCGCGAACAAGGTGGTGCTCGATGAGGCGTTCGCGCTGAAATCCGGGCACATGGGGGCGCTGCTGCCCACCATGTCAGCGAAACCGGACCCGCAGGTGCTGTACGGGTCATCAGCGTGCCTGGAGGACTCCGACATCCTCGCCGAGCTCGTCTCCCGGGGCCGGCCCGGTGACGAGCGGGACTGGGAAGACGGCCGGCCGTTGCATCAGGTGGTGTCCGGGCCGCTGGCCACCGCGTTCCTGGAGTGGTGCGCCCCGCCGCCGCAGGTGGCGTGCGCGGAGAAAGACAAATGCAAGCATGAGAAACCCAAGTTTGACCTGCGCGGCAACCAGGTCGCCGGGTCGCCGGGGTGCGGGTGCGACAACCCGGAGATGTGGGCGCTGTCCAACCCGTCGGTGGACATCATGCGGCCGGACGGCGGGATGCTCACCGCGGATTACATCGCGGCGGAGCGGAAGTCGCTGCCGATCGACCAGTTCCCTAGGGAGCGGATGGGGTGGCATGACCGGGTCGACGGGGCCGGGTCGCCGCTGTCGACGATCGACTGGGCCAAGTGCGCGGACCGCAGGTCCACTCCCCGGCTGGGGTCCCCTTTGGCGGTGGCGTTCGCGGTGTCACCGGACGGGGCCACCTGCGCGGTGGGCCTGGCCGGGTGGCGGGCGGACGGGCTGCCGCACGGCGAGCTGATCGAGCACCTGCCCGGGACGGGATGGCTGCTGGAGTTCCTCCTCGGGGTGTGCGGCCGGCGGAACCCCTGCTGCCTGGTGATGGACCCGATGGGCCCGTCGGGGGCGTTTGAGAAGCAGCTGCGGAACCACGGGTTCGTCACGCTGCCGAAAGACAAACCGGAACCGCCGAAGCTGATGCCCGGTCAGCGGCTGCTGATGGTCACCTCCGCGCGGGAGGTGGCGCAAGGGTCCGGGATGCTGGCCAACGCCGTCGGCGAGGGCACGTTCCGGCACCCGGACCAGAAACCGCTGAACGACGCCGCCCGGGACGTCAGGAAGCGGAACGTGGCGCAGGCGTGGGCGTTCGACTCGCCGGACGGGAAAGACATCACCCCGGTGAACGCGGTGATGCTGGCGCAGCTGGGGCTGGCCACGTACGGGGCTAAGACGCCGCTTACCCCGTTCGCGCTGACCTGACCGGTACCGTGGGGGCCCATGACAACCGAGCAGACGGACATGGGCCGGGTGGCGTACGAGGCGTACTACCAGGCGTGCGACGGCCGGTCGGTGCACGGGGAGCAGCTCCCCTCCTGGACGGGGCAGGCGCCGGCGATCCGGGAGAACTGGCGGGCCGCCGCCGACGCGGTGCTGATCCTGGCCGACTTGCACGCGGTGCACATGTCGGTGCTGTGCCGGGTCCGGTCCGGGCAGGAGCATAAGCCGTGCTCGGGGACGTGCGACGCGCACTGCGACTGCCGCTGCCATAAGGGCGGCCAGTGAGCATCGACCCGGCCATGGTCGGCTCCGCCCCGGACCAGCCCGGGCCGCTGGTCATGCCGCAGGACGAATTCGAGACGGTCAAGCAGATCGCCGGGCTGGCCCAGGTCGAGGTGCTGTCGCTGCGGGCCGGGGACCGGCTGATCGTCCACGTCGAAGGCGCCGCCGGGATGTCCGCGGGCGGCGCTCACGAGGTCGGCCAGGCCGTCCGGGGCCGGCTGAAACTCGATGACCTGCCGTTCGACGTGCCGGTCCTGGTCGTGTCGCCGGGGATCCGGGTGTCTGTGGCCAGGCCAGGGTGAGCTGGGCGCGGCTGGCCAGGATGCTGGTCAGCGCGCTGGAGTGGCTAGTGACCGGCGTGTTTTACGGCCCCGGCTGGGTCACCGGACGAATATGGTTCTGCATCATCAAGGCGGTCAAGTGGGCGGGCTCCTCTATCGCCGAAGGTTTCACCGCTGGCGCGCACCCCCCTGAGTGAGGCGGCGCGGCTGGCGGCTGACCGGGAGGAGACCCCGCGTGGGGATGGTGGAGCGGGTCCGCGGCCGTGTGACCGGAGGGCGGATCGACACGCCGGCGTCCGCGTCGGGGCGGGACATGTCGCTGTCCCTCGACGAATGGGCCAGCTACTTCTCCTTCGGCGGCTTGACGTACCCGTTGCTGCAGACCACGTTGGGCAGCGTCGACAAGGAACGGATCGTCGGGAACGCGATCGCGTCCTTGCAGGGCGTGTCGTCGGTGTTCGCGCTGATCCAGGCCAGGGTGCAGGTGTTCGCGCAGACCCGGTTCCAGTGGGCGAGGTTCTCCGGGTCGGTGCCGGGGGACCTGTTCGGCACCGACGACCTGGCCATCCTGGAGCGGCCCTGGCCGAACGGGCATACCGCGCAGCTCCTCGCGAAGATGGAGATCGACAACTCGATCGGGGGGAACGCGTACATCGTCCGGCCCCGTAAGGACCGCCTCGCGCGGCTCCGCCCGGACCTGGTGACGATCTGCCTCGGGTCGCAGTACGACATGGAATCCCCCGCCGACTCCCCGGACGTGGAGGTGGCCGGGTACGCGTACTTCCCCCGGTCCGGGAAGCCGGAGTGGTTCTGGCCGTGGGAAGTCGCCCACTACGCCCCGTTGCCGGACCCGAACTTCCAGTTTTTGGGTATGAGCTGGCTGACGCCGTTGCTGCGGGAGGTCCAGGCCGACGCGCTGATGACCGAGCACCGGTACCGGTACTTCACGAACGCGGCCACGCCGAACCTGGCGGTGAAGTTCGACCCGGCGATCCCGATTGAGATGGTCAAGTCGTTCAAGGAGCTGATGGAGCACGACCACCGCGGCGCGATGAACGCGTGGAAGACGCTGTACCTGGGTGGCGGCGCTGATGTGACGGTGGCCGGCGCGAACCTCAAAGATCTCGACTACGCCGTGACGCAAGGGCACGGGGAGGCCAGGCTGGCCGCGGCCGCGGGGGTGCCCGCGTCGTGGGTGGGGTTCTCCGAAGGCCTCCAGGGGTCGAGCTTGAATGCGGGGAACTTCCAGGCGCAGCGCCGCCGGTTCTCCGACGGGACGATGCATCACCTGTGGATGAACGCCGCCGCTGCCCTGGAGGCGGTGGTGCCGCCGCCAGATTCGCACGCGAACCTGTGGTTCGACACGCGGATCCCGTTCATGCGGGAAGACGCGTCGGATATCGCGAACATCCAGGCGCAGCAGGCCGCGACGATCGCCGCGCTGGTGATGCAGGGGTTCGACCCGAACAGCGTGGTCAAGGCGGTCGCCAACGACGACATGACCAAGCTGAAGCATTCGGGGCTGATGTCGGTGCAGCTCCACCCGCCGGGGACCGCGGAGCCGCCGCTGGCCAAGCTCGCCGCGCCGGGGTCGAACGGGAACGGCAACGGGAACGGTGCTGCTTCCGGGGGGAAACAGGGCGCCGGCGCTACGGTGTGAGCCAACGGCGGGCAGCCAGGCTAAATCCCGAAGGGCACTTGATGACCTCCGACACGGCTCGGCGTGTCCGCCGTGCGCTGGATGGTGACCGCACGGTCACGGTGACCAGGAATTTCCCGATCGACGACATCCATGTCCTGTCCCGCGCTGAGGGCGGCGACGGGCGGACGGTCACCGCTTACGCGGCGGTGTTCATGGACCCGACGGAGATCTGGGACCAGGACGGCCACTACAACGAGCAGATCCACCCGAACGCGTTCCACACCACGCTGCAGCAGCGCCGCGGCGCGGTGTTCTGCGTGTACAACCACTCCAAGACCCTCGCCGGCACGCCGTCGGACATGTGGTCGGTGCCGGTGGGGGTGCCGCTGCCCGGGTCGGAGGGGATCCGGACGGACGCTAAGGGCCTGCTGACGGTGACCAGGTACAACACCGACGAGGCCTCCTCCCGGATCCTGGAGGCGATCAAGTCGGGGTCGCTGACCGGCATGTCGTTCACCGGGGTGTTCCTCCGGTCGGACCCGGAGCTGACCGGGCCGTGGTCCGAGTACGGGCCGAACAAGCTGGGTGAGCTGCCGCTGGTGACGCGGATGGAGATCGCGCTGATCGAGTACGGCGCCACCCCGATCCCCGCGTACGACCATGCGCAGGTCGTCGGGGTGCGGGCCCGGGAGGAACGGGAGACCCGCGAGGTGATCCGCGTGCTCACCCCCGACGAGATCACGAACGCGGCCGGGACCCTGACCTACACCACCACCCTCGGGACCAATGCGAACACCGTCACCATCGAGGGCGGCCGGGCGCTGACCGCCGCCGCGACACCGCAGATGGCCGCCGCGCAGCCGATGATCCACCCCGACGTCCACGCGGCCCCGCCGCATGACACGGCGCCGCTGGTCACCCCGGACGGGGAGCTGGAGCAGAAGTGGGACACGCAGCAGTGGGAGAACGGGATGACGTTCCCCGCCGACCTGGCCCACATGCATTCGCTGTACGCGCTGTATGACACGTCGGGCCAGTTCGCCGACGGGACGTTCGCGAAGGTCTCCGGGCATCTCCCGCATCACGTGGTCGGGGAGGACGGGGTCCCGGGGCGGCATCACCCGGACGCGGTCCGCGCCGCGCTGGAGGCGCTGCCGTCGCTGCCGGTCACTGATGAGCAGCGCGACGCGGCCAAGGCGCACCTGGAGGCGCACATGAAAGCCCCGGCTCTGAGCGAGGTCCACTCGAAGCCGTCGGGGGACACCGGTGCGACGAACGGGTCCGGCACGAACACCAAGGTGACGGTGGTGCCGACCCCGAGCTCGGGCAGGGACGACGAGGGTCAGGAGCACGAGCGGAGCGACCGGCAGGAAGAGGGGGAGGC